TCCTATTAAGAGGCAGTCGTGATGGCAATCCAACCAGAAGCGCCACGGACATAGATGCGGTCGTTCGTAGTGGTACCGTCAGTGCGCAGATAGAGCGAACCTTGAGCAGCCGTTACGGTGGGAGCACCCGAACCCACGAAAACACCGAGGTTAGCGGTGGAGGTGGCCAAAAAAGCCGCAGCGCCACCTGCAACAGGGGCCGTACCGCTATCGGCGGTAATGTTGCCCGTAGCAGAAACCGTAGTTCCCGTGACACTGCCCGTGATATTGCCCACAAAGCCGTTGTTAGAGACAACTGGCCCGGAGAAAGTCGTCGTTCCCATAGGAACTCCTCAAAAAATTGCGCTTGCTGTCTCTGAGGGTAGTCCGCCAAGCCGGTCAGCAAGCTATCTGGGGGTCTTGGACTTACGAGTTTATACACCCACCAAAGAAAAAAGAAAAGGGGGCCGAAGCCCCCTTTTTGCATCCACCGGATTAGGCTCCGGCAGAACCCCAGATACCCAGGGGATCAGACCAACCGAACGAATAACGCTCGCGGGCCTTGTAGCGCACGTTGCCGGTATCGAAGTCGCCGTCCATAGACGTAGACATCGCCACACGCTCAAAGTGCTTCAGACCGTTGGGCACGTCCGTGGTCAGGAACCAAGCGTTGACATCGGTCAAGAAGTGGTTGACCGTGAAGCCACCGGGGATGGCACCCATCTGCTTGATAGCGTTGATATCGTTATCAGCAGTAGCCACGCGCAGTTCGGTATCAAGCAGACGCTTGGCAACGAACATCAGCGAAGGCGGGATCACCAACTTCTGAGGCTTGGCAGCGATCAGCAGACCGCGTTCGTCCGTCCACGCAGCGATCTGGATCACGGCGTTTTCAAGGGACGTTTCGTTGAGGTCAACGCCAGTGGTCGGGCTGTTGTAGTTCACACCACCGGAAACCAGGGGGTGACCCACGCGAGTACCGGCGCTGTTGTTGCCGAACAGCGAGACGCCATCGCCACCTGCGTAGGTGCCGTTGAAGCCGTTGTTCAGAACCGCAGCAGCCTTGACCTGCTTGGTGTAGGACATCGCACGAGCCAGAGCCTTGGTGTAGCGGGCAGACAGACTGTCATACAGGTTGTCTTCCACTGCTTCCTCGGTGATCGAGAAACCAAGGGCGATAGTCTCGTGGTTGTAACGAGCGGTGAAGGCTTCCTGCGCATTGTCGTACGCGATGGCCTGACCTTCGTTCTTCACCGGAGCGGCGTTGAAGCCTGCCAGTTTGGTTTCTTCTTCGAAGGAACGCTCAGACTTTTCAGTCTCGTAGATTTCCTTATGCTCTTCGCCGTAGCGGGCGTACTCCATGCCGAACAGGGCGTTCAGACCGGGCAGGAGTTCCTTGAGTAGTTGGGCACGAGAAATTGCCATTTCAGATCACTCCTTATCAGGCAACGCCAGTTGCATTCGTGTACGAATGCTGGCCGATGTTGAACTTCACCAACACGTCGGTCTTAGCGTCACCAACGGTCGAGAACGGCCCGTTGACGAAACCAACCAGACGGAAACCGGCGGTACCGGCTTGCGTCGTGGCACTCAGTGCAGACAGCGAATTGCCCGAAACGGTAGAACCGCCCGTGCCTGCCGTACCACTCTGAGCAGCGGCGAAGAACATGTTCTGACCCAGTTGAGTCTGGGTAACAGCGCCATCAGCCTGAGCCTGGAACACAGCGCGGTCGTCATCGATGACGTACGCAACAGCGTTCAGCGAGCCAGAAGGATAGTACTGCGAGAACACAGTCTGACCTTGAGCGTTGACATACGAGCAACCCACGAAGACACCGATGGTGCCTGCGGGGAAAGCGTCGCCGGTGCCACCAGTCTCAGTAACGAGACGGATGTAACCATCGGTGTGGATTTTCACCACTTGGCCGTAGAAGAGGTTGCTGCTGTATCCGGCGGGGTCAATCAGAAACTGACGCGTTTCGCCTGCATACGGCAGACCGTCAACTCGGTTTACAGCCCGTAGGCCGTAGGGAGCAGCAGTAGATGCCATTTAAGGACTCCTAGATTACTTTGAACCAGAACCAAACCCACTTCCACGCGTTGAACTGGACTTGCGATCCGAGAACAACGGCATCCGTGGATCATTGTTTCGCATGAAGTGGTTGTCCACTGAATCCATCTGAGCCTGTGCTTGACGAGCGTAGTACTCGTCCCGTGAGCGTGCGAGTTCAGCAGGCATCTTGCAGAGCATGAGGCCACCGATTTCCACGTTCCCAGTCTTTTCGTTACCGGCAAGCATAAGTTCGGGATGGTCTACCGCCTTCACCGGCTCCCAACCTTCACGCATCTTTTTGGACACGTTGGTCGGATCAGACTGACCCAGGATGTGCGTCGCAACCCAGCGATACACATAACCCGGCTCAGGCGTCGGATCAGGCAGCGCACTCGACGGCGTATATACCGTGCGTGCAGATTTTTCGCGTGACATCAGGTCACGAGGGGTACGGTTTTGAGTCTCAGCCATTTTGGTTCTCCAGTTTTGCCACTTGGGCAGCGTATTGCTGCGGGGTCAGGCCCAGCTTCTTAGCCAACGCAACTTGCGTTTGGGTCAGACGAACTTTTCCGGCGCTCGTGCTACGAGCAGCAGGTGCCACGACCGTAGTGGGTCTACGTTGAACCTCACCCGTTCTCGGCTTGTCTTCGTTACCACCGAAAATCTCGGGGAACTTCGACTTCATGCGACCATCGATTTGGTCGAAATACTCATCGGAGCGGGGATCAACACCCCCGTTGACTAGTTTTTGGTGCAGTCCTAGTGCGTAACTGGTGTATTCCTCAAACCCCGGTTGACCGAACCACTGGTTTTTTGCCTGCCAGCGCAGTGACTTTTCGTCCGGTTGAACTTGGGCTTGCGGTTGTTGCTGAGTTTGTACCTGATATTCCATAGGCTGTAAAGCCTGTGGGCGGAATCTTTTGGCTTCTTCCGCACGCCATTTAGCAGCAGCCAGTTCTTCCTGGGCCGCAATGATGGCGTCGGTATCAAACGCCTCTTGCGCCTCCTTGAGTTTGCGACGGGCCATCTCCAGTTCGGATTCCGCTTCCTTACGGGCGGTATGCACCAGAACTTCTTGGCCTTCGTTGTAACTCTGCTTGAGGCGGTTGTTCTCGTGGATAAGCTGCTGTGCAAGACGCTCAAGCTCAGCCTTCTCACGGGCAACGGCTTCTTTTTGCCGCCGCTCGTCGTGCCGCGCATGCGTCAGTTCGTTGATGCGAGCCTTGACGGAACTGGAATAGGACTCGATCTCCTCTTCCGTAGGGTCTAGAACCTCCTTGTCCAGGGGCTTGCGACCGCGATCCCGTTCGGGGGTATCGTCAATAACTTCGACTTCAACTTCGCCTTCTTTGGCTTTCAGATCAACTTCCTGCTCGTCAGGAAACTTGAACTCTTCTTTCTCATTGGCCATTCTTCACTCCTTCAAGCGCGGGTGAGTCCGCGAGGGTCTTGCACAACAGCATCCACCTGATCGTCATTGATCAGACGGAACTCTTTTCCGTAAATCTTGAACCGGGTACCCGAGTAGGTACGCACGAGCACAAAATCTCCGGGTTTACACCAAGCTCCGTTGGGGAACTTGTTGGTGTCCTTGTACGCATCGGGGCCAACCTTGAGCACGAAGAGCACGGTAGTGGCGTGTTCTTCCTGTTTCATGAAAGCGTCGGCTTTGATGAGCGATGAGTTCTCGAAAGTCTGAGAAACATCGGGTACGATACACAGCACCTTCCAGCCAGTCGGCTCGGGAAGTTGGGTAGCTTTTTGCTCGTTAGTTGCATCCTCAGCAGGTTGCTCCTGCGGTTGGATGGCTTTGGGCAAGCTAATACCCGGTGGGAGGATGATTCCCGCGTCACTCGTCTGCATCTTCAGCTCTCTTTGCAAGGTCAAGGATGTAACGCTCTGCTATCGCCAGACCTTGGATGACGCCACAGAGCTTCTGATATTCCTCAAAGGTGCGACACGAACCCCCGGCGATATCGTCGGCGTAGTTGTTCATGTCGTTGCGTATTTGTTCGCGCAATACGCGTGCGAAGTCTTGAATCATTTACTGGGCTTTTGAGTTGAGCGTGCTGCCTCAGCACGGGACTTGGCGATCTCGATGCCGAGCTTGACGCCGTCGCGCTCGTTGTCGGCCACCATCTTGGCCTTGTCCTTCTCGATATCAGAGCGGGTCTTCATAGCGCGAAGTTCAAGGTCACCTTTGAGGCGCTCCTGCTCAAGCTCCAACTTGTCGGCCTGGGCGGTTGAGTCGAGCACCATCTGTTGGGCTTTAAGCTGCATTTCTTGCTGCGCGATCTGCGACTTGAGCTGCATCTCTTGGGCCTTGATCTGCACCTCCTGGGCGCGGATCTGCAACTCCTGCTGCTGCATCTGCACCAACGGATCTTGCTGTTGCTGCTGCGCCTGCTGCATCGCAGCCTGCTGCATGTTCTGCTGAACCACTTGGTTCGCAGCCTGCGCCATCATGGCCGACAGCGAAATCTCCACCTGCGGCGGAAGCTCGTCGTCCTCCGGGGGCAGCGGGATGCCCAACTGCGCCTCGATCATCTTGCGCATCTTGTAGCCGATGTGCTCAGCGATGTGCGACTGCAAGGCAGCAGCCAACTGCTGCGCCTGTGGGTTCTGCCCCAACTGCTGTGCGATGGAGGGGTCTTGCATCATCATGTTGTGCACGGCGATGTGAGCGTCGTGGTCTTGGTGCAAGAACGCCTTCACAGGCTTCATCTTGAGGATGTTCTGGTTCTCCGTCACCGGGTCAGTGGGCTTCTCATCCTCGGGCAGCGGGACGAGCTTCTCGGCATTCTTGATGCCAAGCACGTCCAACATCCCCCGGTGCAACTGCGGCAGGTCGTAAATCTGCGGAGCCATCTGCGCCATCTGAATGACGGCTTGGTACTGCACCACGCGCTGCGACAGCGTAGCGGCGTTGGGATCGCTGACGGGGATAACGTCAACAAGGTCGTAGTCGCTTTGCTTGGCTCGCTTGTCGCCGTACTCGGGGTCGTACGTGTAGTCCGTGTCGGTGTAGTCGCGGATGAGCGCCTTGAGCAGTTTCAACTCGCGCTTGAGCGAGTCGTGCGTGCGGGCCTGTACGGCGGTTAGGACTTTGAGTTGGCGCTCAAGCAGGGCGAGCGTGGTGCCCACCGGAGCCTGGGCCGACATGTCGGCCACCTTCATGTCTGCCGTAGCAGCGAAGCGGCGTCCTTCCTCGACGATATTGCCGAGGAGTTGATACAGAACACCAGAGGGTTCTTTATAGGGAAGCGGCAGG